TGTGACTTTGTGAGTTTCGACCCACGAATGCCAGCGCACCTACAACTGCTTGTCAAAAGAATCGAGCGCAATGACTTGTATATTGCAGAACTCGAAAAAGAGGTTGTCCAGTTTCTTGTAGAAGTGGATGACAAAGTGAAAAAACTCAATGAAATTAAGGTGTAAATATGGAACAGCGTGATAACAGCGGAGTACTTTTTCGCAACGACAAGAAAGAAACAGGAAACCATCCCGACTACAAAGGGAACATTATGGTCAATGGGCAAGCCTATTGGCTTTCAGCATGGATTAAAGAGGGTAAGAGCGGCAAGTTCATGGGACTAGCTGTCAGCCCTAAAGAAGAACAAGCAAGCCAGCCTCAAAGCAAGCCTAAAGCTAAGATTGAGGATATGGATTCGGACATACCTTTTTGATGCAACTCAATGGGGAAAGCGTAAGTGAGTACCCACTAACTTAACAGGAGTGAATGATGAGCAAACTTGACGATATACATTTTGGCGGTGAAGTGAAAAGATTTTTTGACTTACCTATTTTTAATCGGGTAAGAACATCTGACCCAACAACCAGTTATGAAGCCGCTGATTCTGCAAAGGACTTGGCTTCTAAACATTTTTGCATGATTGTGGACGCTTTAAAGGCTCATGGCTCACTTGGTAAAGATGGAATAGCCCAACATAGTGGGTTAGAGTCTAATCAGGTTGCAAGGCGTTTAAACGAGTTGTCCAACATGAACTTGATTGAGTTGACAGGACGCACAGTCAAATCAAAATCAGGACGCAACGAGCGTGAATGGAGAGTTACACATGATTGAAAATGTACTTGGCCTAATCACAGTTTTGGCAATTGGTGGAGGAGTACTCATACTTGGCATATGGGTCTTCCTCCACTTCTTTGACGATTAAGCAACTAAGCCATTGAGGTAGGTGGTCTTACCAGCTATCTTAGTGGCAGTCAGTTCTTGCTTCTTGAGATTGTTTGGGTCATAAGACACATGAACCCAACCAGAATCAGGAACTCCTTGGGTGTAGAACTCTAAGATCAATTGTGTGTAGTCCAAGTTGTCCATAATCCACTGAGCCAGATCAGCATTGGCAACACCAACTATCTCTATATCTGCCGCCATGCCCTTGCAATGGTCTGAGGACTTCGAGCCATTCACAGCCGCATTTGACTCAGGACTACGATAGGCAGAGTTCACAGTCACCGACTTGCCAAAATGTTCACGAACAGGTTGAAGCACCTTCTCGCAAAGAGTTTTCAAGTTCTCAAGTGCCTGTTCATCAGGTGTATTGTCTAGACCCAAACGAGTGGCAGTGTCTGACTTAGTGAGTTCTTTGAGGGTGAAGTTGGCAGATAAGTTCATTTGGTTTCCTTCTGGTTAATCATTTCTCTGACTTGGTTATAGGTTGCGATACAGGCGTTGAGCTTTCTGGCTGTGAGGTCGGCTTCGTCTGCGATGGCGAGAATATCTCTAGCAGTCTCTGGCTGAAGTTCGGCTGTTGGGGGGTCAGGTCGCTCGGCAACGGGGGCATCTGAGGGGGTTGATAAGGTTGGGCAGGAGGGCGTTTTGACAGGAATCCGCAACCTGAGAGCACCAGAATCAATGTCAGAATTACGCTTTTGAATAACAAGTTTTGCATTGTTGTTTGCCTTTACCAGTTCAGTTGCTTGTTTCTGCACCGCTGTCACCAGTGCCTGTTCCGTTTGCCTAGCCTCATTGTTTAAACGAGCTATCTCCATCTGTTGTTTGGCAAACTCATCTTGCCCACCCTTCAAGTAGCCACCACTAAATGATGTAATCATTGCCAAAATGAAAGCAAGAATCACCCAAGGGTTAAAGATACTCATTCGCTTGTCTTCCCACGAACATAGGCTTGTGCCGCCATAAACGCAACCACAATCGTTCCCATTGCCGCACAGTAAGTTGTAGTCAGCCCTGCCAAAGCATTGACTTTCTCTAGCGTCACCCAAGCAGAGGCCAAGAAAGCAATCAAAACAGGAGGTGCGCCAAGTGCCGCCCATGCCATAACCCTTTGTTGGTCAGCCATCTTGTCAAGATTTTCAATCTGAATCATGCGCTCAGACCTTGCCAACTCAGCATCAGTCACTACACCATCACGGTCAGTGTCAAATTGGTTGTAAACAGAATCTTTTTCCAATTGCTTAGTCATCTTTCTTCCTTTCCTTTTGTTCAACCTGTCTTCTCAATTTCTCAACTTTTTCGATCTGAGACCTTGCCTCATTTTTAACTTCAAGTATGTCAAGATAAAGAAATGCCATCAAAGGTAAAAGCAAGGCTATCAGTACGCAAGCGGCAATCCATCCAATCATTTCTTCCCCCAATGACTTACGAACAACAGCCACAGCCACAGGTATAGGAGGAATATAGAAGTCGCTATTACTGCTCCTAGCTTTGCTTGTAGGTTTCTTTCCTCCTCTTTGCGTAGCCATACCTCTTGCCTCTTGATAGCTTCTTGCCTTAACCTTGCCTGAGTTTGCTCCTCTTCAATCTTGTCCTTCATGCTGAAGACCTCTGAGTACAGTGCGCCCATCTCAGGAGGGCTTTGATACACCATACACTCACGAATCTGCACCACTAACGCATCCATCTCTTGCTGTGCCATCACCCTCTTTAAAGCCGCTTCCATGTGGTTCTGGTCAGGGTCATAGACTGTCAGACTCTTTTCTTCTTCTTCCCTTATGTGTGCCGCAAGTTGTTCTTGAAGTTTAAAAAACGATGTCAGGTTAGAAACGATGTCAATTTTGACTTGAGTTTCATCAACAGATTTGTAAACAGATTTCTTAGACTTAGCCACAGGCTTTGCAACTTGAGGCTTTGGCTTGCTACCAAAGAACGCAAGAAGTTGACCCCAGAATCCATGAACTTCTTTACCAATGGAAATAACTTCATCAGCAGTGGCTTTAATCTCAACAAAAGATTCTTTTGCTTGTTTATAAAGTTCACAGCCAGCTTGAATCTGTTTGACAAGTCCTGCCGCAAGGAGGCAAATGCTGATTGGGTCAATTTTGTATCCTTATCTAACCTGCAATTCAGGATTTCTTCCCGACATTGAACTTGGTTTTGGCGCAACACCCAAGATATTAAAAAGTTGTTGTTCCTCGTTTGCAGACAAATCGTTTTTAGTATTTACATTTTTTGTTTCATTAAAAATATCTTCAGGAATAAATACTTCAGAATCCGATGGCACTGTGGATGGTGCAGTTTGGTCTGGCATAAATATATCTTCAGGAACAACCACACCTTCAGGCTCTGCTTGTACAGGCGCACTAACCGCTTGCTGTTGTGTTGGCGCAATAAGTCTAGAAATTGCACTAAAGGCAGGTGTTGAGGAATCTAAAGCATTTGGAATGTTTGTTAAAGCATCGAGTGTTTTTTGAGATGCACCTGTCAAAGAGCCTTGGCGTAAAAAATCTGCACCTTCTGGCGTTAACAACATTCTCATTAATTGTTCGTCCGTAATGCCTTGTTTCTTAAATAACTCATTAATAGTGGTCATCGCAACATCAGTGGCTTTTGCAGGGCCATATCCACCTACAGTACCAACACTAGCAGATACTCCTCTTTGCAAATCAGAAGAAACAATTCTTTCAGCTTCAGACACGGGCTGAGTAACACGCATTTTCCGACTAAAAATTAAAGCGTCTTTCATGCGTTGGTCAAACTCAGCGGCATTTGCACCTAATGCTGTTACTAAAGCGGCTTTCTCATTGTCACCAAGTGTTTGCCATTTAGTTGATAATTTTTCTAAATCAGTTGTCAATATTCCAGCGTCATTTTTACCTTGAGCAGATTTGACAAAATCTTGAAAGATGTTTCTATCTAAAAAGTTTAATGCCTCTTGATCTGTGTTTCCAGCATAAGCACGCAATTTTGCTCGTTGAGGCTCATTTAAAGTTTTGTAATTTGCATACAAATCTTCATAACTAATAGATGACAATGGCTTGTCTTTAAGGAATGCTGGCAATCCTTGTGCAATGCTTTCATTGTAGTTATCTGATGCTTTTCTTACTTGCTCACGACCTTGTATAAGCAATCCAGCCGCCGCTTTATCTTCAGGTAAAGTTGCAACTCGTCTAGCAGTTTGCAAGTCATCTTTTAACCCACCAAAAATCTTTGCGGATATACGAATTTCATCACTAATAGCCAAATCTTTTACTAATGAATCACCCTGTGTTGCTTTGCGACCAAATTCACTCAAGACGGATTGAACTTCATCAACAGTAAGTTTTTTTAACGAACCACTTTCATTTGTCATTCTTGATTTTAAATCAGTCAAGAACTGAACAGCTTTTTCAGAGTTGGGAGTTAAGCGTTTTGAATAATCAGAAATCAATCCATTAATTTCATTGATTGTTTTTTCTGGAGAAACAATACCTCTATCTGCACCATAACCTTTTGCTTGTTCAAATATTCGAGTTCCAGCTTCAGATCGTTGTTTGCGTAGCCCATCTACTTCTCGCTGTACACGAGTTGCAATAGCCTCAGTTGTTTCTTGTTTGCTTGTTATGCGACTAGTAGGAGTCATCCCTTTAGTTGCAAAATCGGAAGCGGCTTTGTCAAACTTGGCAAATAATTCTGCGTACTCTGGTTTGGTTCGTAATTTTTGTATAGCAGAAGCAATAATAGGGCTGTCTGAACCCTGTCCACGCAACATAAATTGCCTGAATACATTTTGTTCTTCAGCAGGTATATTTTCCTGAATAAATTTATTTAGCTTTTTGCTTTCTCTTAGATTTTGAACACCTTTAAATCCAGCACGAGTTAAATTACCCACAGCATAAATGCTAGAAACTGTTCCTTCTGGCAATCCAGTAGCTTGAGAAACAGCCACATCACCAGCACCAAGACCTGTTCCTAAAAGCAACCCTTTTGCACCTGAACTAGGAATAGCCGCACTGCCAGAACCTTGTGCCATTCGGAACGCATAAGCCTGTTCATCAGACATGGGTTCATTTTGAATGCCAAGATATTTTGTACCTAATTCACCAAGAGAAGTAATTTGTTTTTCTTTAGGGGCAAAATAATTGTATCCAGCAGTAGCAATATCAGGAATAGCAGTAAACAATCCTGAAATACCAGACTGCAAACCACTACCAATAGCACCAATAGGAATATTAACGCCACCAACAGTAACAGTATCTGTTGCTCGCATTTGACGATTAAGACGCTCCATTTCAGCCATATATTTTTCTGTGGCTGGCTTATCTTTGGCCTCTAACGCTCTTCTTAACAATGGACGAATTTGATCCATTTGCGCCATAATGCGCTGTTGGGCTTCTACATTAGTTTTTGCTCTTTCAGTTGCCATGATTAGCCCTTATTTGTTTAATCTTTGACGAATAGCCGCTTCTACTTGCGCTCTAGTTCCTTTAGTTCTTGGGTCAGCCATAGCACGATCTACTAATACTTTAACTTGTTCATCCTGAGCGACATTTGAACCAACATTCTTTTTTGCTCGTTCGGCTTGTGTTTTCAATAAGTTTTCTGCTCGTTCAAAAAATGCGTCAATTTTATCCAAATCATTTTTATAGTTTTTGGATTTAGGGTCAAGAGCCGCAATAATTCCTTGAATGGCATCAAATTCTTTCATGTTCAACGAACCAAGACCAGATGCGCCAGTTGCAGATTGTTGTTTTAGTTCTCTAAGTTTTGACAATGCAACATTGTTTTTGATTGTTTGTGTATTTCCTTCGAGCGTTCTTGCATCTGTTGCAGGAAGCATAGACAACAAAGAGCCATATCCAGTAGTGTATGGGCTAACAAGTGCTTTTGTTGTTTTTATTGTGTCACGCAAATTTTGTATTGCCGCAGTTTGATCTTCAAAAGATTCAATGGCACGAGTTTTTTCTTCTTCTTCTGCTTTTCGTTTTTTCTCTACTTCTTCTGCTTTTAATTTTGATGCTTCTGTAGGAACAGCAGTTACACCTTTTGCAATAACAACAGGTTGGGGTTGTGCTTGAGCTGTTGTAGCAACTGGAGGTGTTTGAGTTACTGAAGGTTGTGTTGTTGCGGCAGGTGCAGGTGCAGGTGCAGTTGTAGGTGCAGTTGTAGATTCAGGCGCAATAGTTCCTTCTGATTTCAAATATTTAGCTAAATTAGGTGCGGCTTCATTAACATCTAAACCATTAATGATATACAACTGACCAGTTAAAGGGTCAATTTGTGTTCTTGTTTTGCTTTCATTTGCCAAAATAAATCTAGCATTAGCAAGTTCTTTTGGAGTAGGTTTATAGGTTGGGTCAGTTGCTAATTTTTCTTCTAATCCAGCAATACTGGCTCGTCTTTGAGCAGAATCAGTTTGTGCTTGTTGATAATTTGCGGCTTTTTTTGCTTGCGCTTTTCTTAGTTCAACTTGAGACATTGTTGATTCTATTTTTGTTCCTGCTTCTACAAGTGATGTAGCAAATTCTCTATCTCCTGCCTGATTGGCTACTGTAGCGGCTTTAAAATATGATTCTGGGTCACGCATATCTAACTGTTGAGCAATAGAATTTCTAAACGAAATCCTTTGCAATTGAGGGTCTTGACCACCCAAAGCACCACCAAGAGCATCACCCAACTGTTGACCACCACGATAGAAGCCAAACTGTGCTTGTTGCATTGGCGATAACTGTGCAAAAGCCATTGCCTCATTTTGCATACCAGCTTGACGCTTTAGCATATAGTCCATCTCTTGAGCACGAGAGATTTCAGGGCTAAACATACCACCAACAATAGAAGATGGTTGATTTGCTCTTAGTGAAGAATATGGTTTATTTGGCAACTCTCGTGCAAATTGCACATTCTCCATATCTGCCGGTACATAAGCGTTAAGACTAGGAGTGACAGGGGTACGATTTATGGCTTCTAATACTTGCTGTCTTGCCAATTCATTAGCATCCATGCCCTCAATGTCTATTGGGTTGATTTTTGCTCCAGAAACATCTTCAGAAAAAAGATTTACCATGATTTATTCCTCAAAATAATTTTAGAGCTTTTAAAATCCAACAGAACCAAAAGGATTTTCCATAGCCGCTTGCTCTTGTTGGTTTAATGCTCGCTGATTCATATATTGACCTAAACCATAACCAACATAAGGATTGTTTCCAAGTCCTATCAACGCAGAACCAATCCCACTACCAGCACCACTTTGAATAGCCTTAGCCGCACCCTGACCGCCTGACAACAAGAATTGACCAACATTACCACCAGCAGTAGCCGCACGGCCACCAAGTTCAGAACCCAAGGTTAAAGGCTGTTGACCAAGAGATTCAATGGTTGAACCAGCACCCAAATAGCTTGTGAATGGACTCAAAGCACCGACTTGACCAGCTTGATATTGACCCATCAATCCAGCACCAGAACCTAGCAAACCTGCACCAAAAGCCACATTCTGTTGACCAGCTTGTTGAGCCTGTGAAGCCAATGCCAAGTCTTGTTGCGCCAATGCGTTGTAATAGGCTTCCATCTCAGGTGTAGTAGCACCCAAACCACCAGCACCACTTGGACGCAATCCTGTAGCACCTACAGATAAACCACCACGACCTGTTTGGAACAACTGGTTTTGCAACTGAGCATATTGACGCTCACGGCTAGGCGCAAGCAAATCTTGTTGCTGTTGCATATATTGAGCCGCAACTTGTTCAGGAGTTTGCTGTAGGTATTGCTGACCTAGTCCAAACAGTCCTGTAGCCCCTTGTTGAAGCGGCGCATACTGTTGCTGTGCCATCTCAGCCTGAGTTAATGCACCGCCTGTAAGAGCCTGTAATCGGTCTTGGTAAGCCTTTAGCTCAGGACTGACTGTGTAACCAGCACCAGTTAAATAACCGCTAGGGTCAAACTGGAAGTTTGAACTGCCATAGCGAGTAGTTACACCAACAGGGCGAAACTTAGCGGCTTCAGCGGCAATTCGTGCCGCCTCTAATTGTGCTTTTGCTGACTCTTGAGCCGCACGATTAGCTGATCTACTTTGCATCGAACCACCAAGCAGTGATGCACCTCCCATTATTGCGGCGGCGGCTATAGGCATATCAATCTCCTTTAATCAAAATTTCATCCACTTTTGACGGGTCTTTCTCGTCTGTGGCATGAATACAAAACCAAACACAATCTGTTATTGCTTTGACTCCATGAGTCAACCCTGCTTTAATCTCAATACACGCTGGTGCTTCAACAATATCAATCTCATTTCCACGCAATACAGCAACCTTACCCTGTGCCAGTATCGACAAATGGCTAAAGTCATGCGTATGTTTCAAGATAGCCATGCCAGCAGGAAAATTTGACTGCTTGGCATACAACCCATCAGAAAAGTGATGCAATATTTCAGGATTTTTCATACCGTTCTTTTCCACATATATACAGTTATGTAAGGCTGATAGTTAGCGTTGGTTGCACTAGAGCCAGTAGAATCAATAGAAGTTGCAACAGTAATTCCAGTTAATGCTGAAGATGTTAATTCTCCAGTTCCAGCACCATTAGCCACAGTAAAAAGACTACCAGAATTAACATTAGAACTATTCATAGTATGTTCATGCGATGGGTCGGTAACTGTAGATGTTGCTGTGTGGGTGTGACTGACCACAATTGCATCTGCACTACCACCAGTTTCTTCAGCAGTGTCAAACAGTGCATTACCCGCATCAAAACCAACCATGACACGACCAGCACCAAATGCAGTCCATGTACCAAAGCCAAGCAGAGTTGCAGGGTTAGTGCTGACGCTTGCATTTGTGTAAATAGACCCAACTGGATACAGCAAAGCAATTGCCGCTTGAACAAAAGCAGTTGTGGCTATAGTGGTTGTATTGCTTCCATTAGACTGAGTAACAGCAATAGTACCTGTAGGCAGTGTAGGCGTACCAGTAAAGGTAGGACTAGCCAAATCTGCCTTGGTTGCAATGGCAGTAGCAATGTTATTGAACTCAGTATCAATCTCAGTACCTTTGACAATCTTCAAAGGATTGCCAGAAGATAAAGCATCTTTGGTTGCAAAGTTGGTTGCTTTTGTGTAATTTGTCATATCTATCCTTAACTTAATCTACCTTGTTTAGATTGAATCTCAATCTTCTGAAATGACAATGCTGTCCCATCAATGTTTGACTCGTAACCCGATTGCACAACCTTGCCAGAACCTGATGCTGAAACTGTCAATGTTTGCAAAGCAACGCCATCAACATACTCTGCAATTACAGTGGCATTTGCGCCATACTCTGCAACACCATACAGACTTTCGCCTTGTGTTGGGATAGTTGCACTGTCAGACAAATAATTGGTCTTAAAGTCAAATCCCCACTTGAATGTAACTACTTGATTACTTCCACCAATCACAACAGTAGACAACTTCTTCAAAATAGAAGTAACATTTTGATCGCCAAGGTCAGAATGGTTTGTGTAGTACAACATCCTGTATTCAGCATCATGGTCTTGGAAAGTGCCGTACTTGCCTACATAACCATTCTTACCAACTAACAAATCACCGTTTCTGCGAGACAATAATGATGTTGGCTCTATAGAGTCCCAAGTTGTAGCCCTTGCCGCACCATCAGGTAAGTAGGCTTTGGTATCAAAACAGAACACTGACTTTGTACTAGGTGTAGTCAACAAGTAAAAGGCTTCACGCTCAGAATAGACAGACTTGATATTAGCCAATGTCTCACCAGCCACAGTCTCCATCAAGTCATTACGAATGTTCTTAGACAAGTCTCTCTCAGGAGATGACTTCTCTTGAATCGTTCTCATCAATGATCGGACACCAGAGTTAGACAAGAAAAGCACATCAGTGCTAGTTGTCTGAATACTGTCTCTGGCAATGCAACCAATACCCTCAACAGTGTCATGCAATGACATTGATGCTGGTGTTGTGGCATTTTGGTAGATCAGAATCTGACGCTTACCAAAGATAAACAAGAAACCATTGTGTGCCGCAAGACCTGTGATCTCATCAGCACCATTGACCCACACACGGTCTACATTTAAAGAGCCTGATGTTCCTGTTGACCAAACATGACCAGCAATCAAGTCAGAGAAAAAGACTGTTGCGTTATTGGCTGTGGTGTTTGCCGCCCACAATCTACCAAAGGCAGAGATCACAATGTTGGCATCAGGCACAGTGCCTACATAACCTGTCTTCTCTGACACTCTACGATATGTAGTTGTACTTACAGCAGGGTCATAGATCAGTGGGTTAAACCCTGACTGAAAGAAGTATGTGATGTTGTTTAAAGACGCTGTTTGCCAGTTGCTTGCGGTAATGGTTGGTGCTGTACCACCACCCCCATAGGTCAACTCCACAATAGCATTAGACCCATCAAGTTTAAACAACTTGTTGTTGCCAGCAAACAAAACAGTCAAAGTGCCATCTGCCTGAACCAACTCATTCATCACAGTGACATCGTTTGCACCCAAGTTACCAGTAGATGAGTTAAGCCTAGAAAAACCTTTGCGTGAACCAATACGACCATACTGGTCAATGATGCAGTTTGTCGCAACCAAAGCAAAGCCAGCATTCAAATCAAGAGGCGAGTCTTGAGTATTCAACCCAAAAAAGCCGGGGGCTGAAATGCTTGCAATTTCTAGTTGCTTGCTCATATTGCTACAAACTCCTGATTCTCAGGGTAACGAGTGCCTTCTAAAGCAATGTGGTCAGAGAGCATTGACTTGTACAACAGATAAGCCTCAGATGAAGACAGACCACCATCTTCACCACGCTCTACCAATGCACGAGCATAAGCATTCTGAGCCACCAAAACATCAGGTACTAACACAACTGTCGAACCTGATGCCAAAGTAGCTTGTGGCACTGTCAAGGAAAACTTGATTGTGTATACGCCATCAGGTATTGGATATAGATTTACCTTGGTGTCGTAATTACCATCAACTCCATCAAAAGCAAATTCTGTGGGGAGAGAGTTCACAAGTGGCGTAAAGTTTAACTTGCGGTTCATGTCCACAAAACTGATGTTTATCAAGCCAACATTGCTTGTGGTATTGATGACATCCATGACTTGAAACTTCTGTCCTGCACCTGTCAAAGAATAAGATGGAGTCGAGGCTACTGTAGAAACAGTAACAGTTTGACCCAAGACATTCCATGAAAAGGCATCTTCAACTTGACGCTTTGCGTCATTGACAAACTTACCAATCAGAGTTGAATAAGTAGTTTCATTGATTGATGAAATTGTTGTCTCACGCAATCTGATAAGTACATCATTGATTAGTTCAAGGTAGGTCATGCTCTTGTCAACCCTTCTTCTTCAAATGTCGCTATAAAGCTAAATGAACTTGCAGATTGTGTTGTAATTTTTAACTTATCGCCTTCTTCAAAAACAATGTAGGCATTGCCATCAAACTGCAAATAGGTCTTTGATGAAAAATCGTAATTAGTCAATATATCAAGGGTCGTACCAGCACTTGCGTCAAACCATTGAACAGTTATATGCTTTGTAGAGCCACCTGTATTGTGTATGTACATTACAGTAAATTTAGAGTAATAGCCAGTAGGACAGGTATAGACTGTTGTGTCTACTGCCGCTGTAGGACTAACACCAACTGATAATGCTCTCATTTTGCCTTTGCCTTATTCCTTGCGGAGATAGCTTTAGCTTTTGCCTTTGCGTCAGTCTTTGAGGATGCACCCCATGCCTTGAGCGAAAGAAGCAGTCTTGTTGGTTCACCTTTCTTGTCGTACTCAGCACCATCGTTGCCAGCCATACGAGCCAAGAAACTTGCTCTGCGAGGGTTGTCCCCCGACTTTACTGGTGCTTTTAAGTTGCCACCAGTTTCTGCATTATAAGATGCTCTGCCCTTGGCATTCAACCCCCCTTTGGGATTTTGACCAGCTTTTGTTTGCCAAGTAGGTGATTTCATCTTTTACCTCATCTGTAACTAGCCGT